TTTTCTTCTTCAGGTGTAATGTAAGCTAGTTTAGCTGTAGGTGTATCTGGTGATGATTTAGCAATTTTTGGTACAGTTACCATTTCTGATGGTCTGTAATTTTTTACTCCACCTTGTATTTCATAATCTATTCTTTTATCTATTGTCATTATCTTCTTCCGTCCGGTTGCGCGTCTAATCTCAGTGTGCCATATCTCCAGGTTTCTCCTGTACCATCGTTTTCTATTTTGATAGATACAAGTCTTCCTCTGGCTCGGGTATCTACTTTATCAGTTGTTGAGGTAACTGTAAAGGGTCCAAGTGGAGAGCTTACAGCCACATCGTCTGGATATGCACTAACTAATAAAGTTACTTTAGCATTACCTGTTTGATATTTAAAATCAGGTATAAATCGTCTAACTGCCATAAAAAATTCACCATCTCCTCTGTAGTCTGCAACTCCTGTTTGTTGACCTAAAGCACTACGTCTAGATGTTATATCCCAATCTCCAGATCTTATAAAAGCAGGAATAGCTGTCGTTGCTGTGCTGTTAACTTGATCTGTGCCTTGTTCGTGTTCGTAATAAATACTGGCACCATATTTATTTGTAATTCCTAATATATCAGGAAATACTGGTGTCAATGTATCATCGTAATCTGTAGCATATGGATTATCAAATACACTCTGATCTTGATAAGTCGTTCTATCTAAAGACGATGTTGTCCAACAATTTTCTGCGTAATTATATGTTACACATCTATCGATTTGTTCAGACCCTGATTTAGGGTAAAACCAATTTACTTCTGTATATAAATTATTTGAACCTGCAAAAATAACATCACTAGAATTAAAGTTTAGTCCAAGATTATCTCCATCTGTGCTAAATACAAAATCTTCAACAAGTGATGGTAATGATTTTACCGTACCATCAAATGCAAAAAATCCACCTTGCGATCCCATCCAGAACACAGCACCATTAACAAAGGTAGCTGCATGTTGACCAATACATCCACAGTTTGTGCCAACCTGTCTAACACTAAATGTAAATGGTGGACCAACGAACTGAATAACATAAGCAGCAAGATCAGTTATGACAAATACATAATCTTTACCTTGAATAGCTGCTCGTATTTCGTTTCCAGTATCTAGTCTAAACGTGCCGGCAGTGTTGGTAGCTGTTGGTGTGTATGTGTTTAAATCTTCTTGATTAGAAAATCTTACAAACATAGGATCCTGTGTTGTCGTATCACCGATGGTTGTTTCAGTTCCAAAATGAAATAAATGTCTATCTCGATCTGAAACCAATGTAAATCTAGTGGCAGTAGGATTGTTACCGGTTGCAAAACCTGACGTAGTTAGAGATGCTCGTTGAGCTCTTGGATTCGATGCACCTGCATTCCAGGTAAATGTTTTACCATTAAATATAGTTGCAACTAACACTTGACCAAAGTTATCAAGGCTCCAGTTTCCTGGATCTAGAACTACAGAACTTGTAGCTCTAGCTGTGCCCCAAGTCGATGCTCCCCATGTAGACGTGCTCCAACCAAATCCAGTTGTTTGTGTAGTTGGTCCTACTTCAACATAAGGATTAACAGTTACAGCGCCTGCTGCTGTCATACCTGTGCCACCTTCATTTCTAGAGGCTTGAACAGTAAATTTATCTACATCAGGCACAGTTAAAATTTCATAAACCTGTTCTAGTTCTGCTGCTGTAAAATCAGATGCTCCGGTAACAGTTACCGATGAAAGAGTTACATATCGTCCAACGGCTAAATTATGAGAACCTTTATTTATAGTTACTACATTAGACCCATTAACAGTTGTTAATGTGCCTCCAGTAATTGCTGTATCTAAAGGAGTAATGTCATAAAAATCATTACCATAATAAAGAAATAAACCTTGAGATGTTCCAATAGCAGCATATTTTTCACCGGCAAAACTAGAAAATGCAACTTGTGCCCTAGCCGCTCCGGGTAGAGTCTTTTGAGCTGCTGTTAACTGCAACCAACCACCTATCTTTTCAGGTAATCCATATCTAAACCTTACAAAATCACCATCAGTCCATTGTCCTTCGGCCCCTGACTCTGTGTCTTGTTTATTAAAACCTGCCTTGAATTTTAATTTTTGTAGCATATAATAGCTTATATAATAGTTTTTTAGAGAATGAAAGGATCAATATAATGGATCATTTAGAGGCAGTTGTTGTGGTTAAAAATGTAATAAATGTTAAATTTATTGAAAAATTAATTACATTCATAAAGCACAAAGCTAAAAATAATTTATCTATTAGATCAGGTATTAATAAAAAAGTAAGAAATGTTGAAGGATATCATCTTAATTTTGAAACACCTACAAATTTATTTTATTGGAACTTTATAAAAAAAGAAATTGAAAAACATTATCTTTTTTATAAGGCTAAATTTCCTAAAATGGGTAGTAATAAAATAAATCAAATAGATTTATTAAAGTACAATATAGGAGGTAAATACGAAGTACACACTGATCATTTTGCAACCACCCCACGACATTTAAGTATCATTATGAATTTAAACGATGATTACGAAGGTGGAGATTTAATTTTTACTGATCAAAAAGAAAAAGAAATAAAAAAATTAAAACTTAGTAAAGGATCTATTGTATTTTTTCCAAGTAATTTTATGTATCCACACATGATTAGTCCTATTACGAAAGGAACAAGGTATAGTATTGTTGCATGGCTCCAGTAAACTTTAAATTAATAAAAAACTTATTTTCTCAAGAAGAATTAAATATTCTTGATAAATATTGTTATAATAAAGTAGATCACAATAAAGATTATACGATAGATCAACAATCTTTTTCTCCTGCATGGTATAATGATCCATTCATGAATGCTTTGTTGGATTTAAAATTACCTTTAATTGAAAAAGAATCTAATTTAAAATTATTTCCAACTTATGCTTATTGGAGATATTATGTGTTTGGAGGAAGTTTAGCTAAACATACCGATAGACCTTCGTGTGAAATATCAGTAACGGCGTGTATAAAAAAATATGATAACTGGCCTATTGTTGTAGAGGGAGAATCTTTTGAGCTAGAAGAAGGAGATGCAGTTTTATACGCTGGATGTGATCAAAAACATTGGAGACCTGGGATCTATAAGGGAGAGGGTTTAGCTCAAGTATTTTTTCACTATGTAAATAAAAATGGTCCCTATGCTAATTATGCCTATGATAAACAAATAAAATGATTAATTTAATTAATAAAAATAATCCATTAAATGAAGAAAAAAATAGCATAAGTATTACTTATCCTAGAACAATTAATATAATATTTGGTAATTACCCTTATCCAGATTTAATCCATAATCTTATGGTCATGGTAAAATCTAATTTAGATCCTAAAATGAAAAATTATACCAATGTTAAAGGTGGTATGACTGATTGGAATTATTTTTTAGATAAACCTGATTTTATAAATTTTATAACTTTTTTAATAAACAAATATCAGACCACTCATGGTGACGTTTTTAGACACTTTCTTCAAAGAAGAACTGTGCAAAGTGCTTGGGGAAATGAAATAAAAAAAGGAGATAAATTAAAATATCATACACACCCATGTATTCATGGCATATTATATCTAACTAAGGGATGTGATTTAATTTTTCCAGAATTAAATATAAAAATAACTCCAGAGCCCGGAGACTATTATATATTTCCCCCTGAAGTATTACATGGTTTTGATACATCTACTTTGGAAAATAGTAGATATAGTTTAATATTTAATATTGTAGAAAAAAATATATTTGATTATGCAAGTAAATTAAAAAATGAGTAATAAAAAAACAGTTAATATAAATAATTTTATAGGGGTGTATGATAATTACATTACGCCACAAGAATGTGATAAAGCAATTAAATTATTCGAAAATGAAAATAAATTTAATAATACTATGAATAGAATAGCTTTTGAAAAAGCTTCTATACTTAGAAAACAAGATCAACAATTCTTCGCTAACTCTACAAATATAGAAGTTTGGTGGAGAGATTTAGAGCCTATGATGATTAATTACAATTTAGCTTTTAATCACTATCTTGAAAACACTGGTGGAAATGATGCGTATGATGGAGGTCCATTTCATTTTACTTGTTTAAAAATTCAAAAAACTTTACCTACGGAAGGATATCATACGTGGCATATAGAACATGGAAAAAACTTTGATATGCAATCAAGAGCTTTTGTATTTAGTATCTATTTAAATGATGTAGAAGAAGGAGGTGAAACAGAATTTTTACATTTTTCTAAAAGAGTTAAACCTAAAACAGGTAGAATAGTTATTTGGCCAGCTGCCTTTCCATATTTACATAGAGGTAATCCACCTCTATCTGGTGAAAAATATATTTTAACGTCCTGGATGTTATTACGATGAGTATGATGTAGGTCTTGCACCTAATCTAGCAATTTTTTCTTCTTCAGTTTCTTCATGAGTAATATTACCGTCTGCATCTCTTGTGTCACCATTGTCATTATCCCAATCAGACTGTAATCGTGTTAAATGAGCTGCATCCCATCTTGTAATAAACTCTTGGAAATCTCCTAAATTAGAATCTTCGTAACTAGAATGTGGAGTTTGATCTCTGTATTCCACTTGATCGTTGACATTTTCAGTTCCATATTGAATGGCCCAAATGTTTGACCATTTAGCTAATCCCCAAAAATCATTGTCTTGAATTTTGTAAGAAATAGGAGCATCACCACTTTGTTTTATAATTTTTTTATCGTCAAATACTACTGTCCACATTGCGTTTGTTGCCATAATTTCTCCTACGTCTTAATAATATAAATAATTGTTAAATAAGGTTGAAGAACCGAAGTTGCATCACCTGAAAAAGTTGCACTTAAATTGTGAGAGTGGCCACCACCACTTCCAGCATTTCCTGTGTTGCCTGGATTAAAGTAAAAACCGGGTGAAGACATTGGACCTGTTCCAGGACCTGGTGCATTACCACCTCCAGGGTGATCATGAGAAGCAAGTTGAGCTTCTGATAAAGTTGCGTTTGCTGTTGAACCTGCAATGTTTCCAGTTGAAGCAACTGTGTTTGCTCCACCTGTTGATGCTAAAGCTTTAGTTCCAGATTTACCCATTGCTACGTTGTCTTGTAAATCAGGTAAGTTAAATGTTGATGCACCATCTCCAGCTCCGTAAGTTGTACCTACGATTGCAAATAATGCAGAGTAAGTTGATCTTGAAACAGCTGCACCGTTACACTCTAAGAAACCTGATGGCACTGAAGAAGAAGACCACGGCACAATAGTTGCCGTAGGAATTCCTTCGATACCTGTAAGATTTGCTCCGTCGAAATCGTATCTTGTTGCTTCGTAATTTGACATCTATTATTTCTCCTTATACGTCCAACCTGTTGTTGCATCTCCAGAAAAGACTAAA